ATCTCCTGCTTTTTGAGCATCAAATTGTTCAGTTAATTGCCATACTCCTGAAGCATTTTTAACAGAGATATCTTTTTCTAATATAGCAACATATCCTGATGAGCCGTTTCCACCTGGTCCATAGCCAAGGCCGCCTCCGCCGCCTCCAGCTCCATAATTTGCCGATGCAGAACTTCCTGATCCACCAAGTGAATTTGTTCCACTTCCGCCACCATCTCTACCAGGGCCCGCTGGTTGGCCGGGAAAGCCGCAACCACCTCCGCCACCGCCTCGGTAAGTCGATCCATCAACTGGTGAAGATTGTTTTCCTTGTCCACCTCGCCCTGCCGGTGAGTGAGTAGCATCTGCACCTGCTCCGCCACCGCCAGAAAGTGTACTAGGTACTGGGCCACTTGGTCCAATACCACCATAAGTTCCTGTACCATCTGATTGGTAAGGTGGGAAAGTTCCAGTTGGCGCTGCAACTGGTGATGAGAAACCGGCGCTACTAGCTGCTCCATTGTCCGCTGCTGGATCTCCTGGTCCAGGAGCTCCTTGTCCTCCTCCACCAATACTAACCGGTGCAGGTGATCCAGGGATTGATGCTGCAGGAGAGTATTGATAGAATCCTGCTCCTCCGCCACCTCCTTGCGTTCCTCCGCCACGGCCGCCAGCAAGAACTAAAACGTCTGCTGTTCTAAAATCATTTGCGGCAGCTGGTGCTGAAAAAGGATTAAAAGTTCCGCCAGAAGTAAATGTAACAGCACTACCTGGCGCTGATACTGTAATATTTTGAGGATTGTTTGCTGGTCCTATAACTCCACCGTTTGACATAATTAAAAGTCCTCCCATTGTTGATCGGTTTCATTCCATTTAACGATTCTATCTGTTGGCATCTCAACTGGTGCTCGCCAATCTTTAATTTCACTATTCCATGTCCAAGACTCATAAGGTTTCATATTATAAAAATAATCACCCTCAACATCATAGACTGAATGTCTACCTGCATAATTAAGTCTTTTAGCTTTTGATTGATCGGCTGATTCACTTCCGTCTTCTTGGTAGTGAACACCGCCTCTAGTATTGTAAGAAGTTTGTTTCCAATATGTTGTCGGATAAGGATCTAATCCTAATGTTTCATCGTTTGGAGTATTATTAGCGACCCAAGTTTCAGCTTCAGAACTATAATCACCACCGTTATTAGCAACGTCGTCGTTATTAATAACTACAACTCTTAGTACTCTGTTGTCCTCTGATCTTATTTCTGCAAAGTGAGCCATCCTTAATTACTCCTTATTAACTTAATTCTTCGTAGTTAATAGTGATAGTCAAATCACTAGCTGCACCTGCTCCTGCTTCTATGTTATCGCCTTCTTCTAAATATAAAGCTGTATCTTTATTTATCACAACTAATGTTGCATCAGCTGGAACTGAAATAGTTGAAGCGATTGCAATTGGTGATCCACCTGATTTTGTTATAAATACAGATGCATCAGCTGCGTTTGTACCATCAATATTAGCTATGATGATGTTATTAATTTTAAAAACTTTTCCTGAAGAGGAAGCGTTTGCTAATATTTCAGTTGTTAAAGTCGTGCTTAATGCTGCTTGAACAGATTTCGCTGTTATCGTTGCTACGTTTACTAAATTTGGTGCTGCCATATTTTAACTCCTATTCTTCCTTTTAACCGAAAACTAGTGCCATTGCAATAGCTTTTCCCATTGTTGCTAATGTTGCACCATTTTGTTGAACTACACCAGTTCCTTTTGGCACTAAATTAATGTTTATATTACTATCTCCTCCAGATGCCGTAAAGGCAGGTGCATTTCCAGTGGCTGCGTTAGCAAATGTTAACTCATTAACAGCTGAACTTGTAGCAGTCAATAGAAATAATTCATTGCCATTTGTGTCTAAAATTGATGTGCCTATTTTTGGAGATGTTAAAGTTTTATTTGTTAATGTCTGTGTTCCAGTCGTTGTGACATCACCATCTCCAAAAGCTAGTGTAATAATATCAGGGTTTGTTCCATCATTTGCTGATGCAAATATTAGTTGATCACCTTTATCTGTAGCAGAAAAAGTAAACGAGTCTCCTGAACCAGAAACATATTTAAATTGTACAGTGTAAGAACCTGATGTTGAATTTCTTAAAATATAAAAAGTTTGAACATCTAAAGGTATGGTTACAACTTGATTTCCTGTAATTGTACCTGTAAACTCAATCATTCTGTGAGATAAAACTGCTCCAGTTGATCCATCAGAAACAGATAAAGTTGTAGTCTGTGCACCACCTGCTATTGATTGTTGAGTAAATCCACCTGAAATTTGTTCTATAATTTGTAAATTAGTATTAGTTTTTGTTCCCCATGTACCGGCATTTTCACCAGTTGCCTGAAGTTCTATCCCTAGGGGTGTATAAGTTGATGCCATAATTTTTATCTCCTATTACGCTGCTACGTCTGTATAACTTGTATTAGAACCGGTGTCAATAGCCTGATATGCTTGAATACCAAAACCAGTAGCAGTGCCAAAACCAGCAACCGAAGCTGTTGCTGAAACACCAGTTAATCCCATAACATCTGCAGGGGTTAAAGAACCTACGGCAGATGTAGCTGATACACCAGTTAGTCCTATAACATCCGTAACAGTTAAAGAACCCACTGAAGATGTAGCTGATACTCCAGATACATTTACGGTTGGATTACTATTTATAGAAAGAGTTCCAATCGACGTTGTTGCAGAAACTCCTGTTACTCCCATCACATCCGCAGGAGAAATTGATCCTACAGAAGATGTTGCAGAAACTCCTGTTAATCTCATTACATCTGCAACAGTGACTGATCCCACGGAAGTTGTTGCGGACACACCTGTTAATGATACTGTTACATCTCCTAAAATTGTTGGTGATCCAACACTTGTTGTTGAAGAAACACCTGTTAATCCCATTACATCTGCAGGAGATATTGATCCTACACTTGCTGTTGCTTGTTGACCATCTAATAATACGTCACCAGCAATACCCCAAGCATTTTCATTCCATGGTAATCTACCCCAACCAGCATTTATTTCTGTTGATACAGATACAGATCCAATAGATGAACTAGCAGATACTCCCGTAACTGAAACATTAATTGCATCTTGTTGTCCCCAACTATTTTGGTTCCAAGGTAAAACACCCCAAGTGTCTGAGTCTACAGTATTTGCTTGACCACCCATACCCGAGTGGTTTGTGCAATAATAATATAATGTTGGTGCCGAAGCAGCTACTGTGATTTGTGTATAAGCGCCTGATGAACCGGGTGTTCCACTTGTAGTTACACCAGTTGTATACTCACTACCAGAATTATGCGTTCCGTCACTTGTTGTTGAAAATCTTAATGGGTGATTGCTGTTTGATGAATCAGATTGATCAAATTTATATGTAAAACCTTCAGCTAAATTTACTGTAGCTTGCTGTACTCCATCAATGAAATATTTATTTCCTGAATCGGTACTAACTACCGTTACTGTAAAAGTTCTAGTAACGGACATACCGCGTTACCCCTTTACGCTATTCTAATTATAGCGTTGGATGCATCTGCTGTTGGGAATTGAATTGTAAAAGTTCCACTAGTTACAGTTTTATCACCACCAAAAGCGATAACTGCTACAGCTTTATCTGATTGTGTATCATTATATATCAAAGCACCGTTCGCTGTAAATGTTGCGCTGGTAAAACTTACATCTGCAAAATCACAAACTGCAGTTGATGAATCTAAAGTTGGAGTCACACTTGTTAAAGTAGCCCCTCCTGCGCTATACGCAGACCCAGATGTGTTTGAAATTTCGTTTGTTGTTGAATACGCAGTTGTACTTGCTCCTAGTGAAGCAGAACTTGTGTACAAAGCTATTTTAAAAGTATTACCGCTTGATGCAGTAAGATTGTGTGTCCCAACTAAAATCTCTTGTTTAAAGCTGTTACAAATTGCCGATGTTATTGCCATAATTAATCTCCTACGGGTTTGCTGAGTTGATTGGTATTCTAACTGCTCCGTCTGTGTAGTCGTCTCTTCGTCTTCTACCAACTTGCTCGTTAGCAAACTTTTGTACTTCCTGTTTATACTTATTTTCGTATAGTGTCAACATATCTATTGGACCTTTTAAAAAGCCATATGCCTCCGACAGGCAGCAATATAACAGTCCATTTGGAAAATTAAGACTAATGTAATTAGTTCCATCTGATCCCTCTAATAATGCAGGGGCCGCATTAAAATGCACTCTAAATTTATAAGTCGTATCAGGGACTGGTGCAAACATCATTCTTCCAGATGTCGTGTCAGACTCTCCTGTACCACCTCCAAACATAGCATAATATTTAGGTTGACCTCTTTTAGCTGATGCAGTTGAAGATATATATTCTTGTAAATATGTTATATCTTTTTTTTCTAGCCACACGTTAGGACCAGTTATTTCTGAAGTAGAATCATAAACCTGTATACCTCTAATAAAAACAGCTCCTGCTGGAGCGTTGATCGTCTCTTGACCAGTTACTAAATTACCGGATTGTTGTTTTCTATCTGCATCAATAGGCACATCTCTAAAGATTCTATATTGTGCATTTAAAATAATATTCTCTAAAACACTATCTGATAAGACAGTTGAATCAGTTTCAGTATAACTTCTTATTTGTGTTTTTAATCCTGATGCACTTAATCCAGCCATTATTTAGAATCTCCTTTATGTTTTAATCTTATCTTTTTTTGTTTTGCAGTTTCTTCAACATGTATTGGTGTTTCTGGTTCTGGCATATCTTCATATAATTCTAAATGCTCATCTTTATCAGGACATGAACATTTTTTAATACCAAATAATTTACAAATAAAATTTTTTAATTTTTTAATCATGCGCTTAATGTAACTGGTCCTACTGAACAACCAGGTCCTCCTCCTTTAATTCCACCAATTGTAGCAGTATCTGTATCAACTGTAAAATGAAAAAAATTTGCAGTTGAATAATCTGTTGTGACTCTTGCACCATTCTTATATTGACCTGTGGTAATTGCATAACCAGCTGCTTTTGCAATATTAGCTCCTGTAATTCCATCAAAGTCCGCAGGATTTGCAAATTGAAATGTTCCTCCTGCTGCAGTTGTAGCTAAGGGTGACCCTCTAAATCTGTATGTTGTTCCATTTGTTAAACCGTGACCTGGTGCAGTTACATTTATTATTCTTGAACCTGAAGAAACAGTTTCAAAACCGTTTTCTGGTATAGAATATGGAACTGTGCTTTCTACTCTGTCTGGTCTAACATTACGCAAAGATATTGAATCACCATTCATGGGTTTTGGTTCTAATTGTGGTTGTTTTGGTTCAAACTCAGATACATGCACAAAAGATCCATTCCATTCTCTAACCATTTCTTTGTATGGAAACTCCATACCAGATCTATCTGATATTGCTTTTGCGTATTTACCTGTTGCGTATTTTGCCATTATGCTCCCGGGTAGTATGCTTTAGGAGTAATGTACGTGCTAGAAGCTGATCCATCCTCTGCTAAAGCTCTTGCAAATTCATCTTCATAAGCTAATTTTGTAGCTTGTATGAGTTGTGGTTGATATTTTTGTGATAAGTAATATGCAAGTCCTGACACCATGCAAGGCACAAATCTAAACGGCACATCTGTTGCATTTGTATAATCACCAATATCTTGAATTCTTTTTATAAAAAAGAAATGCATATCTTTAGATGCATTTGTTGAGTCAGGTGTAGGGTATATATGTATTGTAACTTTGTCTATAAATCTCTCTACCCAATATTGATTAGGCGTTCCTTTAGATAATTTGTTTGAAAATCCTGCATATGTAGATCTATCTACTTTTGTCATTGGACTATCTGATTGTGTTGTTTGAGTTCTGTTAGATCTTAGTTGTGCCTCAAGGACGTCGGATATACCAAACACACTAGCAGGATCTGTGGTTGTTGCTGACGTTCCATCACCGCTTGATCTAAAAAAATCATAATCTGCTTG